TATTGGACCCACATTTGGTGGATCATCGATAGTATATCACCCCAGTCTCAACCGTCTCAAAAATGACAGTAAATGTCAAAAGGTTATTAAACGTTATATCCCCATAGACCTCAACGCCATCGATGACGATCCACACGTTTGGGACGTATCCCAAACCATGAGTCACGGTGATGGTGGAGAGGTTTGTGAAGTCGTGACGATTCGGGACTCCGGCCCCGTCCGAGTAGAGAAAAGTAGCCATGGATCACTCCTCAAAACTTGTGTGGAGTTTGACCCAATCGGCTGTAGTAAGCTTCTCGGATGGCGTCTCTATTTTGAGCGTAAAATGTTGGATCCGTGGCACGACTCAACAAATCATTGGGAGCGGCTGTGGTTTGAGGTTGGACACCACGATTGGAGGATGGTGGTGGAATTGGAGTTGGTTGTGTGGATTGGAGCGGCTGTGATGGCTGTGGAGGCTCGTTTGGAGCCGTCTCCATTTGAGTATCCACTTGAGACTCAAAGAATGGTCTCAAGGTGCTTGGAGCGCTCGTGGGATCACTTTTGATTTGTTCCAACCAATCTCCCAAATCGACTCGATCCTTTTTGGCACGATTGGCCATTGCCCGATCATATTGCCACTCAACCATATCTCTCACATCACCATCATTGATCCCAAACTGAGAGATTGTGGTGTGACGTTCATATCTCGAGTTTGAGGTTTTGAGCTCACTTTGGAGAGACTCCACTTGATTGGTGAGGTTGTCCACCAATCCCATTTTGGCTCGAGCCTCATCCAACTCACTCTCATATTGTCCCAACTTGGACTCTGTTTGAGCTAGCCGCTCGGAATACTTTGCAATACGTTGACGGACTATCTCATCCACGTGCTCTTTTTGGATGTATTCAACACCCTCGATGATCTTTGTTTTACTCATGGTTATCCCTTTGGTGAGTTGTTAAAAGGTTAGATTTTCTTGCTGGATCTTCAATAACATTTTGCGCGCGTCGATGTCGTCGAGATCTGGATGGAGGATTTTGATCGCGTCCACTTTGGAGATGAGACCGGCGGCCAATAGTGCCAACATATTCTCTCTCTGTTCTTTCGATTCGGTCGGTGATAATGGGATGGCGTGGTATTCTATTCGATACCCATCCTCTGGATATGATGTCCCCAAATAGCGATTGGCAATTTTGGCGCTGATCTCCAATGTGTGGATGTCTGCAATCCGGAAAGACGGCGCGAATTTTCTTTGAGCTTCTCTCAATGATGATCTCGAGATGGCGATGGCGTATCCACTTCTCGGATCTCCACTCATCTTTTGGACGTCAGCTGGATTGATACCGGCGTAGGTTGCCAACCGTCTCTCATAGACTGTGATGGCCTCCAACATTTGTGAGACATCTCCACCGGCTTGGAATTGTCCAATCTGTGGATTTTGGCCGGCCATCAAATCAGGATCCGGAGAAAACACGAGGATGGACGCTGGATCCGTAGCGATGGCCGCCCGTCGTGACTCGAGATTGTTGTCTAGGATGTCCATCCCAGCTGGCATGGCTCCCATAATCCACCGTTGTGGGTGTGAACAATCACGGGCCAAATGGAGTAAGTATGTGTACAACACACTCGAATTGAGAGCGCCCTCCACAACCTCTCTCCCATTGTATGGATCGAATAGACCGCCGTGGATCTCGGCATGATACAAAGAGTAAGGGAGAAAAGGGACACCATTTGAGTCGCGGTATGGATATGACTCTCCACTCATCATGGATCCGAGATACTTCTCTGTGACATCCTCATCTTTCTCTCCATTGGAGTTGATGGTGTAGATCTCATAGATTGGATTGGATGGGTCCTCAACTGAGAGATGGTCCACCGTCCACTCATACTTTTGGCACATCTCACAATATCTCAATCGAGTCTCTTTGATGGTGTGAGGTCTGGATGGATCTCCGGCGCTGGCCATGGCGTCCACCATCTCCGGCGTGACAATCCGATACAATAGGCCACTCCCATCATCAGTGATGTCCACTCTCAAAAACGTCTCTCTCAATCCCAGTGTGTAAAATTGGACCCGTTGCATTAATGGCCATAGACCGGCTTTATTGATTAAGCCATTACGACCCACCAAACCATCCGTCTCTCCCTCGGTCGTCTCATTGACTCCGATTGATGGTGGCTCCATGTATAGTCCACACAAAGCACTCGTGGAAGCTTTGAAAATGTTTGAGCTCATGTCTGGGACTCCCCACGCCGCTTGACGGCTTTGGGGGATGTGATCGGCTATGGAGTCAATGAGATCTTGGAGCCACATCCCCGTCAACATCCTTTTTCGGAGTGCTGTGTGTTCAACTCTCCTTTGGGTGGCTGGATTCTTTTGGACGGGTTGTGGAGGGATGTTGGATTGTGTGATCATCGGAATCTCAATTTGGAGGTTTTTGGAGAGCGATATTGGACGGATATGATTGGCATGACCGCATATCTGAGCGCGTCGATTGTATGCTTCCACTCACTCATTGTATCCATAGCGCCCGATTTTTTCAACGCCCAATATTTGAGAGATTTGATGGTCCGCTCACACCTTGGAAATATCTGGAATCGGTCGTCACACATCAACTCATGGATGGATTGACATCCGTAATATACACTATATTTTGGTTTGTGTGCTGTCCGGATTGTAAATGGGAGTTGTCCTTTGGGATAGTTCAAAGCATGAGTAAAACCGGCCATCAACATCGTATTGGACATCCTCCCTCCATTTTGTTTGGAGCCACCGTGGGAGCGGTCGCCGGTCCATCTCTGGATGTTGGCCAACTCCAATCCATTCCGTTTGATCATCGCTATGATCCCTTTGGCGTGCTTCTCGGCTTTGGCTCCACTGGCCACGTATTCATCCACCACATAGACCGCCGGTTTATTTTTGGTGGTCACATCCACGGCCACCAATAAAGCGACTTGAGAAGCAATGTCATGACCATGGTCAATCCCAATGGTCCACACATACTCTCTCTCCGGATTGGGTGTCAAATCGGAGATCATATCATCAGAAAACTTATCAAAGATCCGTCCCTCTGGGACTCCACCATCCCAGTCTCCATTGATCCGAGCGTCTCGGTCAATTGGGAGATATGACATTCTCAATGACTCAATCTCCTCCTCGGTCATCATGGGCTTGCACCCCTTTGGAGTTGTGTTTTCCACACTCATGATCCCAACGTGCTCCGAGATCACACCATCACTCACCATCTCTTTGAGATAGTGGACCGGAGCTCCAATGGGTGTCAGTGTAAACAACATCCGTCCATTGGTCCGAGTGATTCGGGCCCTCAACTCTCCGAAAACGATAGGCGGTGGAGGCTCGTCCACCCATATAAAATTCACGCTCCCACTGGCCAATCCCAAAGTCCCTTGATTTGTAGTTTTGAACCGGACCAAAGATCCGTTTTTGAAGCGTACAATAGGCGCTCCGGTCCCTCGGTATCCTTTACCGGCTACAAACTCAACATCCGGATGGAGCTCTCCTTTTGGGACTAGCTCGTGAAACTTACCCATGATGGTCCGTGATTGTTCCCAGCTGTGACAAATCACCCACGCCTCTATTGGTGGAGGTGGGATTTGTTTGTAAGGATGGCGACCGATACAATGGGCTATCGTCTCATAGGCTCCTACGGCCGTTTTTCCGATTTGGTTGCCACCTCTCAACAAAACCAACCGGCTCGAGTCTCTCAATACTCTTTCTTGGACCGCGGTGGGTCTCCAAAACGTCATCGGATTGGCTTTGGAATCTTCCAACAGCTGTGAGGTTCCTTTGGCTATGGCTTTGAGTTTGGAGAGATCCATCATATCACCATGGGAGTGTGAGTTGGCGTTGATGATTATTTAATCTATGTAATGAAAGATCATAATATATTTTATCTTTTTCTATTCCAACATATTGTCTTTTGGTCTCCAAACATGCTATCCCAGTTGTAGCCGATCCACTAAACATATCTAATACTTTTTCATTTTGATAACTGTAAAATTTTATCAATCGTTTAGGGATCTCCACCGGATATGGTGCGGTGTGTTGTGATTTTGTTTCGGGATTTATTGTCCATATATTTGTTTTTTCATAATCATCTATAACCAATGAATGATTTTTTAAATGTTTATCAATCAAATGAGGTGATGGTTTTTTAAATACCAGAATATACTCATTCAATATATTGGGTTTGTAGGCTAAAGGTTTTCTATGTTGATAGAAACCTCCATTTCTATTTTTCGCGGCTCCGGCTGGCTTTACCCATTGGATGTCCTCTAAAAACTCAAAACCAATCTCCATCATCATTGGGACAAAAAGAAACGGGATGGGAATCCGTTTTGATTGTGATTGTCGGTTTTTTCTAGGTTGAATAATACATGATATATTTACACAACAAAAACGACCGGATTTTAAAATTTTGAATGCTAATTCAAAACATTTTTTCATTGTATCAAAATACTCATCCAATGAGTCATATTGTGAATACTCACGAGCGTTATAATATGGTGGACTTGTAATGATCAAATCAATCGTATCATTTACAAAATCTTTCATAACTTCAACACAATCACCATGGATGAGATTGATCATGATTGACCTCCACGATTGAGATGGATGATTTGTGGATCTCCACCCAACATCGACTCCAACCTATCTCTCAAGATTGGTGGAAGTCCTTGGACGGCTATGGCGATTTGGTGGAGTACCTCATCCGGATTGGTCATTGAATCAAACTCCTCCATCTCTTTTTTGAGTTGGACCCACTCATCATGGACTTGGAGATGGAGACGGTGGAATTGTGGGAGTGCGTGGTGTGATCCCCGTTGACGAGTCGCCTCAATGTCTTGACTGATCTCCCACAGCTTGTATTGTCTGAACAAAACCGGATCCACCTCCACCTCTCCATCATCGTTGGTGGTGATTGGCTGTTGTGGTGTGGCTTTGGTCTCCAATGTGGAGACGATTGGTTTTGGCCGCTTGAGTATTCGAGCCACTGTGGATTTGTGGACTCCAAACTCATCGGCGATGGATTGATATGTGTGGCCGCCCTCTTTGTACTTCTCAATGATTTGGCTCCTCTCCTCTGGAGTGAGTCGTCCTCGGTCGGTATTACGTCCCATGATCATCCCCTTGTTGCATATTTATTTTATATGGAGAGAAAAAATGTCGTGGTCGGCAC